CCCGCGCTGATAGCCGACAGCGCATCCTTAACATAGCTCACCTCTTGCATTTCAGGGCTGATATTTGCCACGAATGTCAGGGCCTCGGCACTGTCTTTAAGCTCCAGAGTGCCAGAGCGAACCGATGCCAAGGGCTTGCCAAAGTCGTGCCCGCTCAGCAGGTGAATATCCTTGGGCTTGCCGTCATGTTCCGATGGGGTGTTAATCCGAAACTCAAAAGCCTTTGGTGCGATAACCTCTTTTTTGGGTCGACCGGTGCGCCCGCCATCCGATAGGACAGCGGGAACGCCGTAGGGGAAACGGCCATGCAGCGCCATTGCACCGGATGCCCGCTTGCGAAGCTCCAGCCCCGCGCCGTCATGGCCTCCCCAGAGCATTAGCTTGCCGCCGTTTGAACAGCGGTCAGCATTTCAAGCTGAGAACCACGCGCCACGGTCACATCCATTGTTGCCAGCGCAGTGACGCGCAAGCCGCCGGATTGTGCATCTGAGAACGGATCGCGGATAAGATCCACAGCGCCCCACATTCCGACAAAGATAGGCGACACGCCGCCCGCGTTGGTGGTCAACAGCGCGTTTGTGGGTTTGAACGCCGCCGATGGTGCAGCAAGCCCGTTTGTGGTCATAACGATATTGCCCGCCGGGATGTTGGCAAGCATCCGGTCCCATTCGGAAACCGCCGTGTTTGTCACAAAGCTATCATCCATCCAGCTCCAAACCTCGGGGCGGATCAGCAGCTTTACAGCATCCGGCGAACCCGCCGCATTGCCAGCCATGAAGCGAACAACAGCAGCACGGAACGCCGCCCAATCAGCGGGGCCGGTGACAGCCGTGCTTGTGATCCCGTAGGTGCCGGGTGTGGTCATAACGCCCAAGGGTTGCCCGGACGCGCCCGAACCAAGGAACACAACCCGATCCATTTCAGCACCGATTGCGCTATTCATGTCACGACGAACAGCAGCCTCCAGAGCCGCGCCGGATTGCTTCAAAGCCTTGCGCGTGATCTTCATTTGAACGCCAAGGGTGTGATCCGGTGACAGCGCCTTGTCAGCCGTCTTATAGGCCGCAGCCGCGCCCACGTTGCCCGTCTCAGTCGATTGCCAGCCAACGGTTGCGCCATCGGTGGCAACAGGCCATTCGACAGAACCTTGCGGGATGCTGATAGATTGCGCACCCATGCGGGCCGCTGCAGAGCCGGGGAACAGGCGGTCAATGATGGGCCGCGTTTGGATAGGGTCGGCATTGTCGCCCGCGATGGTTTCGCCCGCGCGTTGCTCCAGAGCTTGCCACGGAATCGGGATGCCACGGAAACCGCCTTGCGAACGCAGCTCTTGCACAATCTCAGCCGTGCGCCCGGAAAGGGCCGCGCCCTCGTCCAGAGCCAACGCCACTTGGCGCATTTCAAAGCCTGCCATCATGTCCGAAAATTCACGGTCCGAACGGGTTTCCAGCTCGGTGCCCGCATCGCGCCGCTCGGTATCCTCAGCCACCAGAGCCGCCCGGAACCGGGTTTCATTGGTGCGATACTCGGTATCAAGGCTTTCCATGGAACGCGTTTCGTCCTCGGTTGGGGTGTCTTTGCCCACCAGCTCGGCAAGGTTTTGGCGAATTTGAGACTGACGCCGCTGGATTTTCACTGAATCAAGCATGATGTTTTTCCTTTATGCTCGTTAGGGGATGCCGCCAGATCAGCGACTAATTCACGCCATTTCAGGCGGTCGGGTGACGTAGGTTTGTGCCCACATTCAATTCGTGTTTTTCGGGTGTGGCAGGATCGACAAAGGGCCTGCAGGTTGCCCAGATCGAAAGACAGCTCGGGCGCATCCCGAACCGGCTTTATGTGATCCACCTCTAGCAGCCCGCTGGCACCGCACTGGACGCAAGCCCAGCCATCGCGCCGCAGCGCCTCCAGCCTCAGCCCTTTCCATCGCTTAGAACGAATGACAGCGTTGGAATGACGTTTGTAATTCAAACCCATGTCGCCACCCGTGCCTTTGTCGCGGGCCTGCCAATGCGCCGCGCGCCCTCAGCAATGGCAATGACAGCAGCTTGCACCGCATCAATGCGCCCGGTGGAACGGGCCTTAGCCAATTTCAGATTGTTCGCCGGGTCTTTCAGCACGACAGCATCAGCGAAAGCCGAACGCAGCAGCAAGGAAGGCCGGGATTTCACCTTGCCGTCAAACGCCGCCCGCCGGAACCTCTCGCAATCCTCGCCGCCATCGCGCCAGCCGGTGCCACGCCAGACAATCGGGGCACGGATGCCCGCCCTATCCATGGCCTCGCCAAGCTCAGATTGCTTGTATCGGTCGGCAATAATCGCCGCGATGCTCTCGCCTTCAACTTGCTCCAGAACCTCGCCAAGCCATGCCGCAATCGGCACGGTCTTATCGCCCAGAATTGACAGCTCGCCCCGGTCGTGCATTTCGACATAGCGCCCTGAGACGCCATCATTCGCGCCACGGTCGGCAAGGCCGGGATTGCTTGGGAAGGTGCCCAGACATTCCAGACGCCCGGTAGCAGGCCAGTAGAACGCGCAGGCGGTCATAGATGCAGAGCCGCCCAAGTCGATGCCGACAATAACTTGCCCCTCTCGGGGTGGCAGATCAGCGGTTTCGCAATTCAGCCATTCATCGCCAGTCAAAAGCACGTCGCGGTTTTCGCCGCTCACCCGCTCGTTTCGGTTATAGAGCCGGTAGCTTGTGAGGGTGGAACCGCCCCGCGCAATCGCCCGCCGCGCCTGAGCCTGCAGCCAATCCACACTTGAACCGATGCCATGCTTTGCGCCGGGGTTTGCAGCCAGCAGGCTTTCCCGATCATCAACCGGCAAGCCCGGTGCGGGGCGATGCTCTTGAATGTAAATGCCGGGGCCGGGGTTATCCAGCCAGACAGAAAACGGGTGTGAATCCGTCGCGGCACTGGTCGAGATGATAAGGGCCTTGCCGTTTCTCTTGCCCAATCCAGACAACAAAGCGTGTTCCAGATCGTCGCCACGGTCCAGGGGCCAGTGCCCGCGCTCATCCATCAGGCACAGAGTAGGTGCCGATCCCAGAGCCGTCTTGCCATCCGCAGCAATCGCCCGGATGAAATGCCCGCCGCCGTCGCCTTCATACTCGATTTCAAGCCGGGGCGAACGCCGTATCTTAAATTCCGCCTGCACCTCATCGGGCAGGGAACGGATGAAACCCACCACGAAGTCAAAGGCAATCCGGGCTTGATCCCGAACGCGGGCCGCTATCACGATTTCACGCCGGGGCTGTTTGTCCCATTCGCCCATGACAGCACCCAAGGCGATGCCAGCCGATAGGGCAGTTTTTGCGTTGCCCCGTCCAATGCTGAGAATTGCCACGTTCACATCATCAGCCAAGGCACCCTTGACGAATTGCTTTTGGAACGGTGCCAGCTTTATCTTGTCGCCAGCCTTCGGGCCTTCGGGGATGCAAAGGCTCTCTAGGAATTTTATTGCTTTGGTGGCGGTTTTCATGGCCTGCCCCCATGTCTCTCGGGGTGGCCTTTTGGGTTTTTGGGCCGCACAGCGCGAACCCGTATCTCCCCCCCTCGTCTACTGTCCCCCCAGAACGATCGGGCCATTGGGACCATTCTCAGCCACCCACCCGCGCTTGAACCGCGTATTGCAGAACGGTCGCCGCCGGTTGCACTGTCTTGATGCCTATAATCAGGTGAACCACGCCGCTCAGCTTGAGCTTGTCAGCAGGCTTGGGCGTAGGGTTAGACGTAGGCACGGCCATGATGCCCAGAACGTCACCGGGCATGACAAGGAACCCCTCGTGCAATGTCTCATCGTATGCAGTCGCTATGAACTGGGTGGCATACTCTAAATCAGGGTCACGAATGTAGGTGCCCGTCTCAACGTCGTAGGTTTCGCCCTCCGCCTCTTGCACCAACGTAGCAGCGCCGCCGTAGCGGGTTAGCAACCTGTCAGCGGTGGCACGGTGCCGGGTATATGTTTCTGGTGTAGCCATGACCAGAATGATAGCACATGATAGAACCCGCTATCAATAGCACTGTTACGCTATCATCAGCCCGCGCCTGTTATTGTGCCTTGCCAATGGGTTAACCCTGTTATGTTCCACATATGGAGTCTTTGAGGTAGCCGGGCGGGGTTTGCCCTGAGCGTCGGTACTGAGGACGTCCTCAATTTGAGGATGGCGCGGCCCTTACCCTGAGCGTCGGTGCTGAGGTCATCCGTCACTGACGGTTGGCCTATTATTTGGGCATATACGAGGCGGTCAATCGAGATTTTCACAGTATCATGCCGCTTTTCCACAAGGTCAGCAATCTCGCGGCTGCTCATGGTCGGCCCCTATTCACCCTCTCCAGAGGCACCCACGGGCCGGGAAGAACCCCCATTCTCTCCATATGTGGAACATATCGTATCTAAGCCATTGAACCCAAACGAAAAGAGGCGCGGAAAACCGCACCCCTAAAATCAGGCAATCTTGCCCTTTGTCTCAGTCTATTTTGCGCTCACCTGCAGGGCATGGAAACCGGCCTTGTGCGCCGCCTCCAGCATGGCCGCTTCCAGCTCATCAGCCTTGGACGCTGGCACCAGAAAGCTATCATGCACCGGCAACACAATGATGCCCTTGCCAAACATGATGTTCATAACTGTTTCGGCCATAGTCGCGTCGATGCTCATCAGCCGCGCCCCGGCGTCGGAATGGAAACTATCAGCAATGGGCCGGTGCATCCGCTTGATGCTATCAATCAGGGTGTCCGCTGCCCTCATGGCCTCTTGACTGCCCAGCTCGGCAACCTCGGCCATGCGCTCATTATGGGCAATCGACAGCCGCGCCTTTTGTTTGGTCGGTGCATTGATAAGGGTCAGCATTGCCACCTTCACCAGCTTGCGGGGCCATCCGTCCAGATCATAGCAATCAGTTGGCAGGGTTGCCCCGGCCTCAGCGTAGAGGATAGCCGGGTGCAGGGTGCAATAGTCCAGCTCAGCGACAGGTTCACCGCCGATGCTCAGGCTCTTGCGGGCCTCAGCTTTTACGTTCTGCCAACTTGCACCCATTGCGTAGAATCTCCCGCCACGTTTCATGTCTTTGTTAAAGATACGGGCCATCGGGGCAAGTATCGTCTGGTCAATGTCGCCGCCGATCAGGGCCTCATTGAACCGCTCCAGCTTGCGCCGCATCCGGTCAATGTCGCGGTTGTCCCGGTAGTCTATCAGCTTTCCCGTTTCATTTCTGAGAAGGATCAGCTCAGCAGGCTTTGCCACAATCAGCCGTTGCCCGCCGGTCACGTCTGCACATAGGCCGCGCAGCTCGTCGGTTGCTTGGATCGTGCTTTGCCAGCCGCGCCAGCCGGGGGGCCGCTTGTTATGCTC